CCCTCAACGCCTGTTGGAACGCAAAATTACTGCTCCTTCTCTCATTGTCCATGTCAAAAAGCTGAAAGTTAAATTTACAGTCTTCCATGAACAATAATCCTTTGTTATAAGTATCTGGCTCTATATCAACCATGCCAAGTGAGATGTTCTTATACAAAGATCTTACACCCTCGTTGATCCATCTCAACCAAGTTCTCTCGGTTGTGGCTCGTATTGGGCAATACACATCGACCAAACCTAAATGCACATCCTGGTCTTCGTAACACATATCGTGCCAAGTACCGAATGTATCTTCCAAATTTTCGATAGAAGGGGCGTCTATATACCTCTTCAAATGATCACTCAATATCTGTTCGAATAACTCGAGCTCAATATCGAAATTTGGTGATTTAGAGTCGACTTGATCTTCGTCGATAGAACTTTCGTCACATTTAAAAATCGTTTGTTGTTTTTCGTTTTCATCTATATTTACATTTTTTACATCAGTACTCAATACTGGTTGAGTTAATTTACATTTAATATCTTTTGCGTGTTGTCGGTACATATCTTCTAACAATATTTTAGCTCTTTCTAACACCTCCACCTTACGATGTGCGGCGAATAAATTACTTTGTTCCTCAACAGTCAGTTTGCGAAGATCAAAGTCATCTTCATCTTGTACTTCTTCTATGTGAGTTTGGCTTCGGTTAGCCACCACCGTCCCTTCCATCTCGCTTATTAGTTTTGATACGGTGTTAATATTTTTAGATCCCAATCCTGAAGATAGTTCATAGGCTGTTAGCTCTGGCTTAACGCACAAATCAGCCCTATGACTTCTTTTCTTATCTTGGTTCTCCAAATACACCTGCCATTTACGCATAGCACATTGGCATACGTCACCACTAATAAGCAATAGTGTTAAAGGGTTTGGACCCTCGGGCATCTGGCGAGATAAATGCTGAGCATTCATCTTGACCCACTTTTTAAAAGTACTGTTTCCTATCATAGAATACTTACCAACACCATTACACTCGCAAAATCCACTATTTACATTATTACACAATATAGTTACATTCCTATTATAATCGTCTAAGTTCTCAGTACCGTCCATCATAACCTTTCGATATGATGGTACGGTTGAGAAGCATAGACGAGCAAAATATCTCGTCTATAAACTAACTCAACAGTACCTTCGGCCTGCATGTTAATGCAATGACCCTTAGATTCATTACTTCTAAGAATCAAACCTTCTATGAGGGGCTGTAATCCACATAGTCAGAGGCCTCGAAAATATATAAAACACCGTCCCCGGCTACAGCTATGACCCTGCGCCTTTTAACTTTAGTTTTCGTAGCATGCTAGGTGTGGGGAAACCCACATGCCTTCCCGTTAATTACGGATAGATCTGACTACCATTGTCCTTCGAGCACCGAACCTGATCAGTATGCTA